TTTTGGTTTTCGCGAGATTCTTTCCGTTTTAGGTTTTCGAGGTCTAAAATTAGTTTTCCCATCAGGCTTGCTTTGATTTCCGGCAGCTTGCTCTCTAACTGGCTCCACGACCCTGTCTCCCTGGAAGTCGCCGTCAACGGCGACCTCACCAGGTTTGGGATCTGAGGGTAAGTCTTCAGCAAATCGCGGGGGATTGAGAATTGTTCCGCCGTCAGCTTGTTCGAGCCAACATCGAAAACGATCAACATCAAAGTCCTGCAGCTCAGCAGCAACGATATCATCCATCCATCCTGCTTCTGCGTTGGGGTATTGCTTTCCGGCATCCATTTCCACTCCCCAGATTCGCAGCTCATTTCTAAACTCAGCAGCTGGAAGGGGGAACAATTGGAGTGCTCGGCTAGCAAATTCTCCTATCACGGGTGTGTTCTTGTCAGATAGAACGAAACTGAATGCTTTCTCTTGCAGTTTCTGTTGCGGCGTGATGTTACCAGGCAAGTTCACTGTCAAGTGGAACTTAGAAATCTGGCGTCTTATGTCACAACACGAGTTGTTGTCTCCGTACCAAACACCGGGCCCAAAGCGTCTGGCCAGAAAGCTAACTCCTGGTTCTCCAAGCTTGACCGTCTGTAGGTCTAGCTCTTGTCCGACAAGCGAGGCTGCTCGTCTGGCTATCTTTGCATCCACATCAGTGTCAAAACCATCATCACCGCCATAGATGCCCAACTTCTCCCACGCGTCAAACGCGCAAAGTCCCTGCATACGGTAGGTCAGATAAGCTATGTAGCCGGTGTCCAATGTGTTACCGCAAGACGTGTCCGCACCACCCGATAAGCGGTGGAACTCCGTCTGATACTCAATACCAAACGTTGTCTTGGCTCGGAGGTGGTGGTGCTTGTCCATTGCCTCCAGCAGCTCATTATGGTGGTCGGTCCCAAATGCCGCAGTGTAAGTCTTTCGTTCGAGGAGGTGCAACACATTGCTGTGTTCACCATCCATGCGACTGAAATCCTTGTTGCTGCCGGACACTCGGGCCCCCTGGGCAACTTCCGCAACACGGTCAGCTACTTCCTTTGGGGTCTTACCGAACGCATACCAACGTTGAGGTTTCATTACCTCGTCGGTAAAAGCATACATATAACGTGCGTAATCCCTCTTGTCAGGCCCACAAATTGTGGATATGCCCCGGGGATCATTTACGCGTCCGTATGCTTCACGTTTGATGAACTGTCTTGTAA